CGGTTTGCCTTGGGGGACCGGGCCATCCCCGGCCCCCAGGGTGCCTCTTAACAGGGATTGGCGATGCAAAAGACGCTTTCACAGCTCAGAGAAGGCAGCCGACAACGGGCCGACATGACCCATGACTCGGATGCCATTGATGACATTGAAGCCAACGGGTACGTCAACGAGGCGTACCATGAGCTTTATGACCTGATCACATCTGCCGATGACGCGAGGCAGTTCACGGTCAACGCCACCATCCCACCCCAGGTAGGGGAGTTCTCGTTCCGTCTCCCATATGATTTCTACCGTGTCGTCTCCGTGCATGTTCGCAGAGGTGAGCATTACGTGGCTGGCCTTCCTGCCGACCCTTCACGTTATGCAGAGTTGGCAGACAACGCCAGGGGCAGCACTGGACGACCTTTGTATTTCATTCGATGGAACATCAACACGGGTGAGAGATTCGTCTTCATCTTTCCGGCCCCTACGCCGGAAGAGTTGGCAATCACCTACTGGCCGCAGCCTGCGGAGCTGTCAATTGACTCAGACAGCGTGGACAACCCGGCATCATGGCTAGAGTTCGTCATGGTATCGGGCGCAATTAGGATGCTCGACAAGGTGGAGCGAGACGCCACCGCGCTATTGCTTGCGAAGCGGCAGCTCGAAGCGAGGATACGAAAAGCTGTATACGCATCCGATTTCAACAGTCCCCGGATGATTAGGGATATCTCAAGCCGCTACGGCTTTGGTGGTGGCCACGGAGGTTACTCTCGGTGGTAGACACCAAAGCACTACTCAAAGGATTCGGAGCGACGGCTGATGTTGCTGGTCAGATAGCTACTGACAAGGCAGTGAACAGCCGTCGCGTTCGATCCAACTTTTCTCAGTTTGATATTACGAATGGCCAACTTATTGAAGACGCGGTGTCCGACCCGGACACAAAGAGTGTGCCACACGGACTCAATCGCGTTCCCAAGGGCGCACTGGTGCTCAAGGCAAGCACTGGTGTTGTTGTCGAGAGCGTCACGCAGACTGAAGTGATTCTCGATACAGCTAGCGCTGAAGTTACACTGTGGGTTGTATGACATGGCGCTTGAACGCAAAAGAAAGTCGGTTCTCTTTCACCAGGGGATCTCTGACGGTGCCGACAGGTTCCTCCTAGAGCCTCCTGCGATTGACTACGCAGAGAACCTGATGTTTCACAAGGACGGGTCGCTCCAGAAGCGTCCTGGCTTTGGTCCTGATGAGTTGACGACGGTTCCCAATGCCACCGGTATTCCAGTGGCCATGCTAGCCACGGACAACAGTCTGCATGTGGTTTCTGAGAACGGGGCTCGGTCTTGGAATGGGGCATCATGGGAGGAAACTGATGCCAGCGGGTTCATTGGCACATCTAGCGTCGAAGTAGAGAGCCAGAACTTCATCGGGCTTGGTGGATGCTGCTATCAGACATTTGCAGATTCAAACGGAGACAAGAGAGGGCACGCGATTGCCTACGAGGTACGTGGCGAAAACTCTCTAAAGGAAAGCTCTGCAGACAGTGAGAAGCACGTCATCGTGCAGAGGTACGATGTCGATGGTCGCTTTGTAGATCAGAGGCGATTTGATGATGCAAGGTCTCCGCAGGTCGTACAGCGGACGCATGGCATTGCCGTCCTTACTCTGTTCTACCAAGACATTCCGTCTAAGAGCCTGAAGATGCTTAACATTCAGGCTCCACATTACGCATCAACGATAGCTGGATCTCCGATCGATCTGAATCTTGAACCGTCTAGTCGCCCACGAATGCCGAACTACTCGATTGTGACTGGAGAAGAAGACCCCAATCCCGGAAAGGGTCCACGGCTCGGACAGGGCGTTTACGGCCAGGCTCGGTACTTCGTCGGCTACTCCGAGTCAAATAGCAGATTCTACATACTTTACACGCACGACGCCGGAGTTGGCGTCTACATGCGAGCAGTCGATGACACCTCGGGCTCGATTGTAGACTCCGCAACAATATACGGAGTCGCGAACGCACAGGCCGACATTCTAGCGTTCGAGGTAAACGAACTCCTCAACATCATCGTTGTTGTTTACCAGCGGTGGAACCGTGGTGCGCAGCCAACGCTAGGGACTGGAAGCTACGCTGTAGTCGCTCAACTATATCCGACGGACGACCTTAGCTCTACGCTGGGGGAATACAACATCGTCTCAGGCACGAGTGCGAACAACATGCCGCTTTATACGCATGGGACAGTAGGCACATATTTAGACGTTGGAAGTGGTTTGCCAGTGGCATACAGCATGGTTGCGCTGCACATGTCCGGTTATCCATCTGGCTCTGCCTATAGTTGGGGTGAGAGTCCCACGCCGCCACCGACAAACCCTGGCGTGCAAGGAAACACGACGGATGGCAGGGCTATTGACTGGCTTCCATGGAATAACCGCTCATGGGAAGCGGGTATCAAGACCTTTGGCGTTGCCTGGGGTGCTGGTGTGGTTGCGTATGGAGCCGATCTAAGCGCACATCGCATCACAACGAATCCAGTACGCCACAACGACAAGTGGTACATGGGCGTCCAGCAATGGATTGATTATACGCCACATCACTATGATCCAAGTGCAAGTCCAGCGTTCGCTAACTGCTTGCCAGCTACAAAGCCTGTAACCACAGCAATTTGCGTATTTGATTATCAAGAAACGATGCGTCCAGTGGCAACCCTTGATGCGGGCGCAAGTGGCCATGTGGACTATGCGGAGAGCGAGGTTGCGATACATCTTGGCACGCTTAAGGTCGAGGACGGCGACCTGATTGCAAGCAATAGGGTAAAGTTGAGTGCAGAGGACAACTCTTTGTGGATTGGCGTTCAGCTTGCAGATCAATGGACTAGGGTGCCTAACGTAGAGGTGTCATCTGACAGCCTATGTCGCGTTCATAGGATCAAAAGCGGAGGCGAGGGCGCTTACGCAGCAAACTTTGGCGATGGCATCGCGCTCTCTACAGCAGTTCCCATGTGGTATGACGCCAGGTTCTTTAGCGAGTTCGGCCCGATCGATTCACCAGAAATAATGGTTGTCGCAGACCATGACTATAGTACCTGGGATGTAGAACCAAGACCGAACCATGCCTACATGGGTAACATGCCTACTCAGGGGTATGATGAGGTTGCGAATGCCGATGACCTTGTGTATCGCAAATTTGCTGTAATCTACGGCTTCGTAGACACTCATGGAAACACACATCGTTCTGCGCCTAGCCAGACCCTTTATGTTGCAGACCTCGAAGAAGGTTTGGGATCGGATGGCGAGGAGTGGCCAGGCAGGAGAATCAATGTCTATGTGACGAGGCCGCTATCCGTGCTGCGCGAAGACCTCGAATACTTTGTAGAGGTTTACGTGTCGTCGGATGCGGACTCAGACATGCAGCTCGCGATGCAGTCTTCCGCGAGACCCACGACAACGCATGTTCCGATTGTGGTTACGTTCCAACTTAACAGGACTTCGGCAGCCACGACGCACAAGCTGACACGCGCCTCGGAGTCGCTATACACATCTGGTGGCGTTCTTGCCGCAGACCCATGGCCAGCCTTCGCCTATTCGGTAGTCACGTCCACTCGATTTTGGGCGATCGACAGCAACAATAAGGGCCGCGTGCTGCCATCGAAGCTGTTCGAGGACTTCGTTGCGCCGGAGTACAATCCCTTGCTCACGATCAATCTCGGCGATGAGCGCAACCTAACTGCCATAGGAAAGCTCGACGATAAGGTCGTCGTCTTCGAGCCGAACGACATCCACGTGATCTATGGGGACGGTCCCGATAACCGAGGGCAGGGCCAGGACTTTGCCGTTCACTATATCAGCACCGATGTAGGATGTGAGGATCAAGAATCCGTCATCGAGACTCCCGCTGGATTGATCTTCTATAGCAAACCTCGTGGCTTCTACTTACTAGACCGAAATCTTCAGGTCCAGTTCATTGGCGATGGCATCGAGGATGTAGCCAGAGACGTTGACATCGTGTCTGCCACGCTGGTTCCCAAGTGGGCGGAGGTTCGGTTCTTGGTAGATCGCGGTCCGCTGACTCCGCGAGAAGAGGTAATCATACCAGACCAGATAGGCCCAATCCCAGGCACCGCAGTCTTCACGACTCCTGGCCTCGACAGGCCGACGTGGCCCACGTTCAACAACGGTCTACCAGAAGACTCCTGCCTGGTGTTCAACTATGAAAAGTCGCAATGGTCGATCTATTCAAACTACACCGGCAGAGCATCAACCATCTACCAGAACCAATACACGCAACTGCTGCCCGATTGGTCCGTGTGGCAGGAAGCGGTAGACGAGGGTCGAGACCCGACGGGCACCAACCGTTCGCTGCTGCGCACGCCATGTATTCGGCTCTCCGATCAAATACAAGGGTTCTCACGCCTCTGGAAAGTCACTTTCCTCGGACGCTATCTCTCGTCGCTCCAAGACTCTATCCATATTTCCGATCCACTCAACACACTTGAGGGTGGCGACGTGATGGTGCGCGCATGGTTTGACTACGAGTCGGCCACTGGGCTTCCTGCGCAGGAGAAACTCTATCGGTTCCAGGACTTTGGGTTCAATCAATTCAACGACAGCAGACTGCGCGCAGAGCGGTTCCAGTTTGAGTGGACGCCAGAGCGCGGGCGCTGTCAGGCAGTGAAGTTTGAGATTGAAGAAGTCAACTCCGAGAGCATCTTTGAGGGCCAGACCTACCACCTTGGCAGAGGGTTCGAGATTGTCTCCGCAGACTTTGATGTAGGCGTCTCGCCCATGCGCTCCCTCTTGCCACAAGGAGTCAAGAAGTAATGGGCGCAAGTTCAGACAAACTCGGGAAAGCCAGCAAGGGACTCGGCGTAGCTGCGGCTGGCGTGCAGGCGATTCCCATATTCGGGCAAATAGCCGGTGCGATCATGGGTGGCGTGTCAGCCGGTCTCGGTGGTGCTGCGGC